CATCATTTTATTAATCATTTTTTAAGTTTTATTTTTTCTAAGTATAAGAAGAAGTTTTTATAATAATATCATGTCTGCTTTAACTGATGCCGATAACAAGCCTACTTTTGCTGATGCCGAGGAAAAGGTTGCCTCAATTAAGACCGCTATTACTGAACTAACTGCTATTCTCAAATCTCTTGAGAAGTTTTCTTCTAAGAAAAGGCCTAAGGTAAAGAAGGTAGAGAAGCCAAGGCCTATTGCAAAGGAACTTGCTAAATTTATGAAGCTATCTAAGCCTGTATCCAGTCGGGAGGGTGTATTGCGTAATATTTCGCAATATGTGCGCGATAAGAAGTTACAAGATGAAAAGAATAAGCGTGAATTTATTCTTGATAAAACCCTGTCGCAATTGCTTAATCTTAAGCCGGGCTCGAAACTAACATTTCTAGGTATCAATAAACACATTTCTCATCTTTTTACAGATTCCACAAAAAAATAAATAACTATGAATTATAATGAACCCTCGTTTATTTGGATGTTCCACAACTATTTTAGATAATGTGCTTGTTGTAGGCACTCCCTCATTAGGTAAAAAGGGATGTATACATACATATAAATTAAGTGAAAGAGATGTAATTGATACATCAGAACCAGTATATGCTTTGAATGGTCATATTGATGATGGGTTTGGTATATCATGTAAACTATCAGCTGTTTCGGCAAGTGAAATACGCTTAATTGTTGGTGCTCATCGTAAAACAGAAGACTCTGTTTCTACTGGGGCAGCATATATTTATGAATCTACTGATTTTGGTAATTCATGGAATTTTAAAGATCAACTTTTACCCTCTGTATCCAATCATAAGAGTTTTTTTGGATGTTCTGTAGATATAAATGATGATATAGCCATTGTTGGTGCGCATGGTGATAATACAGAAGGATGGCGCGTAGGTTCTGTAACCATATTCAAAGAAATAAAACCAGGAAAATGGCAATCAATTAGAACTTTACTTCCAGGAACATTTTCTAATAACGGCGGACAATCAATTCGTCCGACATGTTCTTATTTCGGATTTTCTGTTTCTCTTTCAAAACAATTTATTGCTATAGGTTCACCTTCGGAAAGAACAAACGGATCTGTATATTTATTCCATACTAATGATTCATGGGACTCAGATAATGTTTTATCACACAGAATTGAGGGAGACAATCGCTTCGGTTTCTCAGTTAAATTATCAGAAGAACAACTAATAATTGGTTCTCCCGGCATTGAAGGTAATTCAGGAAAAGCATGTATTTATAATACATCCGCATTCTTTGACGCCAGTCTTGGATTTATACCTGCAACATTATCACAAAAACCAACTTATTGTGATACATTGCGCACAAAATCAAAATCATCTAAAGCATTGTTTGGAAGAGATGTAGACATTTATGATGATTTTGTTGTTGTGTCCGGTTTTGGAAAGAATGATGATGAGTTCGTCGGTAGCGCATTTCTATTCTTAAAAAATAATAACAAAATTGATATTGAACCTGTCGCATGTATTAGAGATAAGAATGCTGCCCAACTTTTTGGACACAGTATATCTATTAACAATCAATTTATAGTTGTTGGCGATCCTACTTCTGATAATGTTCATGTATATCTTATCCGCAATTTGATTGGTGGTAATAATAAAAGGTGGCATAATTCATCACACTGTATTGAAGCACCAGAAGAGTATTTGCTCGAAATACATTAAAAAGTGTGTTTCTTAAGATTCATATTTAAATCTGACTCTACTAGGGACAAATATGTCTGATTCAAAAAACTGGCGTTCCATAAGAAGTTATGGAATTATACTTGTTAGATTTATAAATGACTATCCGGAATATCTTATGGTATGTAGAAAATCAACGTATTGTTTCGTTGACTTTCTTTTGGGAAAATACAGTGATAAAAATATGGAATATCTTAAATTTATGATCAAAAATATGACCTATTATGAAAGAATGGCCATCGCTACTAAAACATATGAAGAATTATGGAGCGACCTGTATTCTAAAAGCCGTTCACCTACCGGCGCATTCTACGAATATGTGTCTCAAAAATTCTATAAATCACGAGACATATTTATAGTTCTTAATTCAACAATGCCATGTAAACATAGACATCCCGAATGGGGATTCCCTAAAGGTCGACCAAACCAATCTGAGGATCCTTTCGATTGTGCAAGTAGAGAACTATACGAAGAAACACGACTGAATAGCTCTTCTTATGAAATCATTCGTAATATTTTACCATTTGAAGAAAGATATGTTGGAACTAACGGAATTGGATATCGTAATGTTTTCTTTATAGGTGAAGCAAATATGAATTGTATCGCATATCTTGATAGAAATAACACAGCACAAACTCGCGAAATTGGCTACATAAAATGGTTTCCATACGAAATAGCTATTAAACACTTTAGAGACCATGAAGAGTCTAAAAGATGTATACTCGAAAGAGTTAATAATGCTATATTAAAATATAATAACAATCATAAAAATATATCAAATCAACATTCTGTATCGTAGTCCTCCACACCTATATTACAAGACACACCCATTGACCTAATTTCTTGTAATAAAAGCTTAAATGCATATGGTACTTGTACAGTTCTTACATCACCATCGTGATATATACCTCTGTCTGGATTATGAGATACTATTTTTCCACTTTGACTATCTACACACATTTCATAAGAATCTGATTTATCCCAAAAAATCTCCTTCACAAATTGACTCATACCATGTGATAATAATGCATCACATTCCATAGTTCCAATTTTTAAACCTCCTCCTCTAGCCCTACCACCTACGGGCTGCTTGGTTATAGCATCTTTTGGACCATATTCACCACGCGCATATATTTTATCGGCAACCATTTGTTTCAAACGTTGATAAAATATTGGACCCATACAAGCCTCACTACATACTAACTTTCCAGATATACCAGAATATAATTTATATTCGGAATTTGGGTCTTCTTTCATTTTTGTTAAAACACTCATTATATTCTCATGTGGTTCTGATAATCCATTAAAATTTGGTACTTCGATTAATCTTCCAGTTTTTAATCCAATATTTCCTGTTAACATTTCTAAAAAATATCCTATCGTCATTCTTGAAGGAAAAGAATGAGGATTAAATATTATATCGGGTATAATACCCCCTTTTGTATATGGCATATTTTCCTTAGGCACAATTATACCAATTACAGCCTTTTGTGCCGCTCTAGATGCAAACTTATCACCTACTATTGGAAATCTTATTTCACCCGTTAATACTTTAGCAATTCTCGGTATTGATTTTGATAAATGTACCTTCTCTACATATTCTCCCTTATGAGCATTCTTTGCTACAACGCTGTTATCTATCCAATTACCCTTAGAATCAATCATATATCCCCCAATTAATACAGTATTCTCATTTATTGGACTACCTTTCTTAATTATACCATTATCGTCCAATAAGGTATAATCCCAATTAGAATGTATATTTAGTATATCTTGTTTCGCCATTTTGGGATTTATTATAAATATATTCCCAACATTGTTCTGTATGTCTTTCTTTTTTAACTTTTTATCAGAAGATATTGAGACTTCTTCCCTCAATGAATGTGTGGTATAATAACTTGATACAAATAATCCATTTTCAATAGCCGATTTATTAATTATTATAGCATCTTCCTGATTATATCCACTACAAGCTGCTATTGCAACTATTACATTTATTCCATATGGTGCTTTATTATTGTTCAATTTTTCTACAACACCCGTATTTACGATAGGACTTTGACCATAATGTAATAAAGATGCTTTTTGATCCATTCTTGATCTAAAATTTGAAGCATAAACTGAAACGGCCGCTCTTGATTGTTGCGTAGCATACAAATTCCTTGCTATAGGATTATGCTCTATAAATGGTAATGTTAATGCCGTCAAACCTAATGATGCTGTCTTAGTTATTTCATAATGCGTTGCATTATCTTCACCACTCATACCAATCAATATAGTATCAGACTCACTTGGGTCTATATATTCACAACCATTTTTAATAAGTAATTGTGGCTCACAACCTAATAACTCAATATTCTTTAATTCTGCTTTTCCATTTATTCTTAAAGGGCGCATCATCCTTCCAGCTGTAGTCAAAATCCTTATTTCGGAATCTCTTATAATCCATGCTAAAGAATAAGACCAATGAACATCATTATCTTCTATTTTTTGCCTTTTCTTTCTAAATCTGTTTACAAATTCTTTCGGATTAGAATGGGTCCCTATCCAATCTCCATTTATAAAAATTTTATGAATGTTCGGATTGTAGCGATTCAGACTTTTTAAATTCAACTTCTCAAAACCCTTGTCTGTTTCTATCCATTCTCTTAAATCTAATGTATCATATTCAACACTTACAGTACATGTTTGACACAAATGCTTGTGTTGCCCTATTGAACTACCGTCGGGCGTTTCAACCGGACAATAATAACCCCATTGTGAATTATGTAAACGCCTTTGTTCCATCGTATTTGGGCCATCTGGTAAATGTAAATGTACTCGTCTTAAATGAGACATACCTTCCATAAAAGAATGCCTCAAATACCCCTGTAATACACCCTCATTCCTTGAAGAAGAAGGGTTCTTTCCCCATCTACCCATAAATGATGTATTTATACTTCTTTGAAAATCTGAATTATCCAATATATTGTTAATCGACTCAGATATATCACTCAATATTGTTTCTGCCGATATTATAGCTTTTCTATCTAACTCAATTAATTTATCCGTTTTGTTTTTAATTCCTTTCAAATATTCCTCATAAAAATCGCGAAACATATCATTCATTATCTCTCCTGGCAAACGAACCCTTTTATAAATCAAACTGTCTCGATCAGTTATTTCTCTTAATCCTAACTGTGTAGTTAATAAATGTCTCGTCATGTAACCAAGAAAAGCCGACTTGTTCTTTAAAGATACTATATAATCATCTATATTCGTTCCGACATGCGGTAATAAGCGATTATTCAATATGTATAGCAGATTTCCCTTCCATTTCATAGGATTTGTATTATTTCTATCGGCTTGTACTTTTGTTAATATGGACAAACATTTCAAAGCCATCTCTTGTGTGTAAATTTGATTTACCTCATTAATACTCAATATCATCTCATTTCCTAATAATTTTGCAATATTTGATGACAAATCACTCCCACATATTGACTCCAATATATCTCTCTCGGTCTCTAAACCAAGAGCCCTAAACAATATTATTATCGGTATAGAACCCTTTAAAAATGGTATGGTTGCAAATATAGTTTTCGATTTCTTATCATAAACTATACTAAATCTCTCTGGGGCACTTGAACCATATTTACTGTCTATTGTTGCTATCAAATTTCCACTTCCACTCTCTATACGCGTATAGATTATATTTGTTGCATGATCTTCTTGCGATAAAATCAGCTTTTCAAGTCCTTTTACAATAAAATAACCACCCCTTTCATATGGGGATTCACCTAAAGTTGATAACTCACTATCCGACTTGTTTCTTAAATAACAAAATTCTGAATGAAGCATTGTTGGTATTTTAACTAATTGTATCTTCTCTACATTACTAACTTCATTATTTCCATGACTAACAACGATTTCAACATCAACTTCTAAAATTCCCTCATATGTTAATCCATCCAAACGACAATCATTTGGATTTATCTTAGGTATTTTATATACGATTCTTTTACCATTTCTTCCACCAATATAAAAATTGACCTTCGTTTTATACTCATTATTTTCTTTATTCTTTAATACACGAATTATATTTCGCGAGTCTGAAATTATTCTTGGAATATCTCTATTTATAAAATTATCAAATGACATTGTATTATGTTGTGTTAATAGCTTTGCCATGTAATTAATCTACATTATAAATTTTTATCTTATAAACATACTGGGCATCTTAACACTCGTGTTTCCATCACTACAGATTGACAACACTCAGAGTTAAATACCCACATACATGGGTGTTTTTTCTTTAATTTTACATTTCGATTTAGTACTTCAAAACTTATACAACCCTCCTTTATATCATTCATAGTTGGATTTCCATGAAAATATTTCTTTAAAATCTTTATACCACCTATATTCAAAGAATCCTTTATAACATCAATTACTATAGTTCTACAACTATTTGATGAATTCTCTACTGTAAATACACAAAATGGTAATTCAAATAAACCATTCACCTCTTCATCTCCACTTATTATTTTATTTACTATATGAGATGTTTCTAAAGAAACATTAAACCAATTAGTAACTATATGATACATATTTGGAACCATTTTTCCATTTCTTGGATGATCATTATGATAAACAACCCATTTATTACTAACCGGAACAATTGCCGTCGAAAACATCCTTGTTTGAGCAACAATCGGATTTGATAGAATTATATCATTCTCCAAAAATGGTTCATCATACCCAAAACCAAGAGTCATTATACGACCATCCGCGTTTTTGAACTTTAAATAGAAATGCCCATTAATATATGGAGAACGTTCTATTCTAACCCAATCATCTTGTTTCAGAATAAACATTATTTTTTTCTCTTTAATTATCCTTAATTAAATTTTGCCATCTACCTAACATACTCGGAAAGCCTGTAGGACCTTGATTTTCTAAATAATCGTATCTAGTTCTTGTCCCAGAACTATACCCAAGATACCCTGCTATTCCAGATAACCATTTTCCTCCTTTACCTTTCTTAATAAGACCTATTAACATACCAATAATAAGTAGTGTTCCAACAACTAACAACAATATTTTCAATCTTTTATTTGTCTCTTTTTGCTTATCATTCTTCTTTCTTAAATATTCAACCTTTCTTTTATAACTATACTCATCCGTTTCCAAACCATCTAATTCCAATACTTTTCTTCTTATTGTATCTCCTCCTACTAAATCACGTTCACGTCTAGCATCATCCAATTCGGCATTCAGTAATTGTATTGTATCTGCGTGTATTTCTTCTAATTCATCTATCCTATCTTCTAAAACTTCCTTCTCCTCCTTTAATCCGTTAATCTCTCCTTCAAACTTATCGTCACAAAATTCTACTTTTTCTGCATCAGTTAAATATTCATAATATGTAGAAAATACTTCAGCTTCATTTAATGCTTTTGTATATAATTTTATTCCAGTTAAATATACTTCTTTTCCAGTATTTATGTTGTATTCTGG